TTAAGATTTGCCCCTTCTGTTTGCTTAAAATGACGACGACCAGCGGCAGTCAATCCACCTTTAGGGTCTTTTAATGGCTCTTTTTTATCAAGAATATAATCTAAATTACCATCATTATCCATTTTAATAATATCAACAATTGCTAAAGCATTGGCTGGATTATCAACTAAGCTCAATTCGCCTAAAGAATATTGTTTAATAATGTTAACTGGGCGACCTCTGAACATTTTTTCTGTTGACTCAATTTTTTCTAAAACTTTTCCACCAATTGAAAAAGCCTTGAGGGTTCCATCTAAAATTTTTTCCCAAGTATCTTGAGCTCCCTTAGAGATATAAGCGCTAACTTTAATAGCTTTATATTTTTCTCCATCGGCAGTAGTTATATCAATTGGTTCATAACTGATTGCTTTTCCAACAGCAATAGGGGCGTGCATTTCTCTAATGTTTCCGCCCCAATTTTTAAAAGCCTCCAAAGAAGCCTCAAATTCAACAATATCTCCAGATTTATCAATATTGTCAGCAGTTGCTATACCGCTAACAATACGCTCCTCTTTCTTAATAAAGTCAATTGGAAATGATAAATTAAAAGTTTCCATAGTACCTCGTAATTAATAATTATACATCACTATTTTAATATTTAGCCAATAGCAAAAACAGATAATGTAACAGATGCTGTCATAACTTGAAATTTTGTGTAGTCCCCTTTAATTTCAATATAGAAATTTGCCGCAGCGGGAATAACAACTTGATGCTTTCCGTTTAGTTTTATTGTTGCATCAGTTGATCCATCCTGATTCCAAAAATAAATAGTATGGGTGTGCGCGTTTGTTGAAATCTCACCATCAGCACTTGTAATTGCAATGTCTGAGTAGACAATTGAATTTTGCTCCATTTTAATCTCCTTAATTATTACCTACAGAATTATCTGTGGTATTGTCGCCAGAATCTTGACTCTGGCCTCTTTCTTTTTGATCACCACTGCCCTGAACACCTGTCGGAGTTGTGCCAGCATCTGATCTTGACTTTGGCGGAATTGCGGCAGCGTTGTTAGAATTTCCAACTGGGGCACCAGCACCATCTTTTTTGACATTTGTTGGGTATGGAAGAACATCATCGCCATCTTTGCGCTCTGGCAGGCCAACCCTGCCTCTAACTTCATTAGGAGACATGACCTCTGTTCTAAGATATCTGTCGTAGATTCTTGACTCCATCTCTTCATCCATAAGATCAATTTTCTTTAATCTTAACTGGAGCATATCGGTAAACTCAGAAACAATTCTATTAATCTTCTTTTCAATCACTGCTTGGTCTGGCCCAATGACCTGCATTTTAAATGTTTTATCAGCGTCTCTTGATACAGCCAAGTTTGCATTATCATAGACACCAACCTTTGGTGCTGGAACTCTGTTGGCAACAAGAATCTCATCACGATTTGATTTACGATATTTATCAAATGAAGCATCTTGAACGCCAGCTTCTAATTTTTCAAATTTAATATCTGTATCGGAGCCAATACTTGCTGGGATTGGAATAATCAAAGTCCCATGATTACGGCCTTTTACTTCATTCCTAAAATAATTAACAAGTTCTTGTTTTGATCTTTGGCTGATTTTTGCGCCTTTAATAATTACTGCATATCTTGGTATTGCTTTATTTTCAAAATAATCAATATTGTATTCCTTTGCAAATTTATCACCAATTATCGCTGCTGCAGCAGAAACTGCCGATGGAATTCCATAATATGTGTGATTTGGGGAATACATTTTAAAATGTATAATTTCGTTAGGATTCGGATCCATATTGATTGGATCTTGAGTTTCTGTGTCTTGAAAATTTCTAAAAAAGACTGCTTGAATTTTATTGCTTCTAGAAATTTGAACGAAGCCGTCACGCTTCCTTCTTATTCTGACCATTGTGCCTGGTATATGACCAATATAGCCAATTTTTCCAGAATTATTGCGACCAATCTCTAAATAGCCATTGCCAATAGTAAGAACATCTTGCCAAACACGGACCATTGTTTCAATAAAAGTTTCTTCAACATTCAAATCTTCAAATGCTATATCAAGTTCTTCTTTAAGATCTTGTAATTGCTTTCTTGTTCTTTCAAGTTTTGGCTTATCGTCCTGAGCTCTTTCAATTTTGCGTTTTGCTTTTAATGTTTCAGTAAATTCAAAACCAAGGCCAACAGTATTCATAACCCTTGCATTAATTGCAGCATAATGAATTGAGCTTTGATCATATAAATGTGCAAGATTATCTAAATCATAAGGCGGATTAATAATGTCCCATAAAGAATATCCATTAACAACCAAAGGGTCAACATACTTACTGGCTGTTCCATCCTCTCCTTCGTATTTCTTTTGGAGTCTTTGCGCCTTTCTTTTCATCTTTGGAGAAAGGGAGTCTATCTTAACATTTAAAAATGGATCATTTATTTTTTTTTCGGCATCAAAAGATGCATAAGAAATATCATCTAATTCAAACTCTTGAACATCTTCAACGACTTCCATTTTTTGTATCATTACATCCTCTTGTGTGCAAAGTATGCATCAAAAATATCTTCAAACGGATCAGCAACAAGACCGCTATTAAGCCTTTCTGCTTGATCATCCCTTTCTGATGCGGTTATCTTTCTTGCACCAGCAATCCAGCTACAGCGACCCTCTTCCGTTCCAGTCCAGTATTTAGCAGCTTCTGCAACTTTCTTTTCAACTTCTGGGTCGTGCATTAAGCCTTCCGCCGAAAGAACACCGTCGCCATCAGATAATGGCAAGCCATCGGCTTTAAGCCAAATACAAACGCCGTAAGCCCTTTCGGGAATCCAAATTTTTTTGTCTTTAATTATATCTGAACTCATGTATGACAATTTTACATCATTTTGTTTAAATTATCTACACGGACTTTTCATTTTTATGAAATTACTTATCAAGGTTGTCTTTGATAAGCTTGATTTCACAAGAATCTGTCGTGCAGTACGCCTCTCCAACTGCATCAATACCCATACCAGAGTAAATCCCAGAGAAGTCAATTGGGAATAACTTCATTAAACCATCGTCCATATACTCTTTTTCAGTAATCTGCGTATATGGCATTTGCGGATATGTGTAATTACCCTGGGGCAGAAATGAAACTGTCTTCAATTGACCGTCATACATGTGTAAAACTGTGCCAACTTGGTCTTTTTCTGTCTCAGAATCAAAAGAAATAGTTACAGAAACAGAATTGTCAGACCAATACCTCTGTGCAGTAGCGGCTATAGCCATTTTTTCAAAGATTGTAACATCTTTTTCACAACGCTTTGCATTTGACTTAATTGGAAAAAAAACAACAGATGTTGTATCTGGTGATTCTGATGCTGGCTCAACACGATAGTTTGCCATTTTAAAAAGTGGAAGCATAGGGTCATCATTTGCAAAACGGATTGCACGAAGGAAATACTCACCACCTGGTGTCCAGTGAACGCCTGGGGATTCGCCAGCCAAAATCGAAACAGTGCCAGATGGCTTTACTGTTGTCATCTTTAAAGATTCACGAATACCAAACCATTCAGAATAGATATTGTCATATCTCTTAACGGTGTCATACCCAGAATTCATCCATTCACGAAGAACGGGCATTCCGTGGATGTCAGCAAAGTTAGCAATACCAGACATTGATGTACCAATACGGCGATTTCTCTGCATGATTGCATTTGTTTTTTCCCAATGCGTAGGAAGAAGAGTTACTGTCTTTGCATAAAGATATGCAAATTTAAGTGTACGCTTATAATCCTCAATAGAGTCATGACGATTGAGATAAGTTTCAACCAGTGTGCAACACTCATAAGACTCAAGAGACTGTTCTGCACATGGATTGTATCCAGCAACACGCCAATCTTTATTGTTTGGCGGATCTGCTAAACGACCATACTTACGGGACATATCCATCCAAATAACACCAGGTTCACCATTTAGTGCAATACCATCAACAATATGTGATATGTCTGCACCAACAGTAGTTTCAATTGAATTATTACTCATCCAAGCCCAGCCTGGGTTATCAGGATCGTATGAATTGCGCTCAGGGAACTCCTTAGCGTTCTTTAAATTAAGAAATGTCTCATCGTCGTGTCTACCAATTAAAAGTTCAGCAGAACGACGCACATTGCCAGATACGACACAAACGCCAATCATATTTCCAATATCTGCAATATCTGTTCTTGTAAGTACTTGACCAGAACGACCTTCAAACATTTTCTTAATATGTTTGTGAAGTTTGATGAGAGGATCCGCACCAGCGGCTGTGCCACCAAATGTTTTAATAGGAGTTCCTGCTGGACGGATTAAGCTGTAGTCTAACTGAACAGTATTTTGATCATATTTCAAATATGAATTAATAAGAGCAATTGTTGAATCTCTCCAACCTTCGCGTGAATCCTCAATTTGCATATAAAAAGTGCCATGAGGATTTGGCTGGTGAATTGTAAATAATTTATCTGCACCCTTATCGTCAAAGCCAACACCAACACCAAGCATTGATGCTTCCATCAAAAAGCCAAAAGGCTCGGCAGGATTGTCTTTTGTCATTTCAGCAGTAGAAACAAATGCACAGTTCTGGAGAGCGGCCGAGTTGCGCTGGACATTGACAAGTTCAGTCCCCATAATCCAAAGACCACGACCCGGTGGTGTCCACTTCAGATTAAATAAACGATCAAATGCTTCTTTTGCAGAAGCCTGCGCTTTTGCCCCATTCCAAGGAAGTTTGTTATTGCGACAATGGTCCTTTTGCAATGAATACATGCCATTAATTACTCGCTCACAAACATCAACCCAAGTCTCCTTAGTACCATCAACCTTTTTTCTTGAATAAGTTCTTAAAAAGGTTATCTCTCCAACAGAATTGCCAGCAGCATCCTGATAACCAAAGGGCGCTTTCTTGTTTCGATATGAAGAAATAAAATCTTCACTCAGTTTAAATGAAAAAATCCCATCGCTGGGAGACGTAACTACCATAAATACTCCTAAAATAGTCTAAAATCAATTTTACCAAAATCAACGATGTAGGAAAACAATTAATGCTTGGGTCAGTTAAATGTTTTTTCGTACTCTTGATAACGAGCGAGTATCTTATCAGCGACAGCGCCCCAAGACCAGTCGGAATGAATAATTCTTGCCGATTTTACTGCGGAGTCAGCAACTTCTTCATATTCATTTACAACTGTTTCCATTGTTTTTAATATTTCATCAAAATCTGGAGCAGCCCAGTAGCCAGTGTCGTCATTATAAACATGATCGTGCCAATCTGCTTTTGTTATTGTTGCAGAAATTGGTATACCGTAATGAGAATAATCTTTACATCCTGTTGCATCTGTAAGTATTGTTGGTAAACCAGTTGCCATAGCTTCAAGTGGTATTAAACCAAAACCCTCACCACTGGTTGGATAAACTAAACAATGGCATTTGTGATATAACCTAACAAGATCTTCTGTTTCTAAAACATCTGGAATGCCAAAAATTTGAGGATGATTCGTAGCAGAGACCAAAATGCCGTTCATATAAATCTCTGCATGACAGTATTTATTGTATTTAAGTACAAGTTGATAATCTGTATCTCCATCATACAATTCTAAGAAGGCATCAACAACAAGTTGAGCATTTTTTCTTTTAGAATCTCCACCAACATGTAGAAAATTAAATTTACCAGTTAAACTTCTTTCTGAAATTTCCCATTCTGGAGTAACACCGTGTGGAATAACATGAATATTTGTATGAACATTATTCTGTTCATAAATTTCTTTTACAAAATTTGATGTAGCCCATATTTCGTCACATTGACTCATATTATGTAACCAATTTTTTGGAACTTTGGTTGATTCCCAAGGAGTGTAACCAACTTTGTATTTATTTCTTAATTGATAATACAAAGGATTGCAAAAATTAACATGAAAGTCTATTTCTTCCCTGTTGTAGAATACTGCAATCTGTTTTTGCTGGAGGGCTTTAATTGTATTAATGCCAGCATTAAAGTAACCTTGGCTGTACCAAAGTTCACCAGACTCATCTAAATTGTTTAAGCTAAACCAGCTGATTTTATTCATTTTTTAATTACAGTAATTGATCGCCTATGCAAGCGCTTAAACATTTTACACCCTTTTCAATCAGGGCGAGTGCGACTTCCTCGGTAATTTCACAACTTATAGGGCGATCAGTGTACATGCATCTTGTTGCGGCCAAGTAAAAGTCTTCAAAATGGAAAACTGTAATTTGATCAGGGTCCATAATAGCAGCTGGGCCGTAGTCATCAGACTCAACAACTGCAATTATTTCCATAGTATCTATCATATCACTCCTAGTACTCAATATAAATATGTAAATCTAGTATATATAAGTATCTATACATACTTAGCATGCTGGCGTGCTTGCACGCTTTAGCGTACATGAATTTTTTGCACTCTGCACGAAGAATTTTATTTTTTTCCGAAGATTTTTTGAAAAAGACCTGCTAGGCTGTCGCTCATGGATTTCAAAAACGCCGTTTATGACATTTTAGACCACGGAGAGGTTGAATTGCTTGATTTAATGGGCAACGATTTATCAGTTGTTAATGCTGCGAAAGTTTCCTTCGCAGCACAGGTTAAGGAGATGGATGAATCTTCAATTGGTCTTCTAAATTATCTTATGAAGAATAAACATGCTACACCTTTTGAGCATGTAATTTTTAAATTTAGAATTAAAGCCCCAATATTTGTGACAAGAGAATGGATGCGTCATCGCTGGTCCTCATTTAACGAGATGAGTATGAGATATCATGTTCCGCCAGTAATTGATTATTATATTCCTGCATATGACAAAATTCGTAAACAGGTTGGTAAGCCCGGAGCTTACAGTTTTGAAGAAATTGACAACCCAGCAACTAAGGATATTGTTTATTCTGTATTTCAGTCAGTTATTTCTGAGGCAGATGCGGCATACTACAAACTACTTGAACTTGGAATTGCAAAAGAAATTGCACGATGTGTCCTACCAGTAGCGCAATATACTGAATTTATTTGGACAGTTAATGCGAGGTCGTTAATTAATTTTTTATCACTCAGAAATGAAGGCGCGGCACAGTATGAAATTCAAGAATTTGCAAAAACAATTGAATTTATCTTTTCAAAGACAATGCCGATAACCCATAAAGCATTTAACGACTCAAACAGGCAGGCAATTTAATGAAATTATTAATTTTTTATACAGTTTGGACATTTATTTGCTCTTTCTTTTTAAGAGTTGGATTAAATTTAATCCTTGATGAAAATCTTGGCTACTGGCCAGCACTCTATATAACAGTTTTTGTTCAGCTATGCGTTGTTTTCCCACTAGGCGCTGTTATTTCTTCGGCTGGAGATGAATGAGAATCACTAATTATCCTCATAATTATGATATTGAAGATATTCAAACATTAACAATTACAATTAAAGCAGTCCCTTTTGAGGGATATTTTGTGCCAGCTTTTGTTTTGATATCGCCAAGTGACGAATATTCAATAAGTCTTGATGAGGTAAACTGTTTAATGGATGGGATTGAGATTGCCCATAAAAAAATTGACGATCTTATAACTTATATTTTAAGAAATAAAATTTTTAACGATAAGGAGGACCAAGAAGATGATAATGGGGAGAGTGATTCCTGATTTTCCTTATCCAGTCAAAACTTGTCCGTATTGCAATACCAAATTGGTTGTCGTTAATGCAATTCACTGGCACGGAGATGAATACCAGTTCAAAGCTGTATACCTTGATCCTAACCCAAAATGCCCAGTTTATGACGAAGAGGCTCTCCAAGCCTACGCTAGAATTTATTACTCATCAGAAGATGCATTTGAGTACTTTAGAAATATTCAAATTCCAGTTCAAAGATGGTCTAGGGACGAACTGTATTCTATTTACCAATAATGATGGTATAATAAAATCTATTATGCCTGTAAATCCTTGCTCAGAAAATGGTCAACCTGGTTTTAAATGGGGAGATAGCGGTAAATGCTATCTCTACACACGTGGTGATGCAAAATCAATGGGTGAGGCAAAAAGAAAAGCAACTATTCAGGGTATTGCAACTGGCGAATATGAGTCAAAAAAGGATTTTGATGAAGCTGAGCTTGAAAAAGCAAATGTCCCTACCGACCCAGCACTGTATGCTAGGGTGAAGGCAGAGGCAAAAGCAAAATTTGATGTATATCCTTCGGCATATGCAAATGCATGGCTAGTTCGTGAATACAAAAAAAGAGGTGGAGGATATAGAACCGTGAGCGAAAAAGTTAATAAAGTCGCAGAAGATTTAGCAGAACCAGAGGCAGCTCTTGCTGACGCTCTTGTTATGGTTGCTGAAAGATTTGGACCTTTTGATCAAGAGGGGACTGGGATTTGGGTTGAATACGAGACAGCCGAGGAAAATGAAGAGAAATCAATTGGAGTTCACTGTCATAACTGTGCCCTATATGCAGGGGAAGGTGTCTGTAAGATTTTAAGCCAAAAAGTTGAGCACTACGGCAAATGCCGCTTTGCTCTGATACCAGACGGCCTTGTTAATCCAGAGATGGAAGAAGAGGACGAAATGGAAGAAGAGGATGACGAAGAGGAAGGCTCGATGTCAGCTCTTATCTCTATGCTTAGAGATTTATTAATAGGAGAAAAAAAATGAAATACAATTTTGGAAAAATGGTTGAAGATCATGATGCAATGAAGTCTTGGCATGAAGGGATGGCAAAGAGCGCTGCCGATTCAATGCAAGATCACATTAAAGCTGCCGCCTGGCATGCATCACAGTCTGATCTGGTCAAAGCAATGATGAACGAAGTTCCGCTTGACCCAGAAAAGAAGGTGTCATCAATTCCAACGGCTGGCTCTGCGCCAACGCCAACATCTGGCTCTGGTAAGACATCCCCAACAAAGGAAGTCCCGCTTGACCCAGCAACTGTTAAGAAGGCAGACCTTGTTGCAATTTTGCAAGAGCATGCAGACCTCTATGGCGATTTTGACATGGAGATTGAGGCTATTGCTAATTTTTTGATTAATGAGTAATCATGGATGTTGCAATCTGGGTTGCAGTGATAACTGGCATCTTTTCAGTTCTTGTTGCATTGATACAAAAAACTCGTAGGGAAAATAAACAAGATCATAATCTTGTTTATGACTCTATTCAAAATTTGCACCAAGATGTAAGGAGTGTTGGTGAAAAATTAGACAATCACATTGATTGGCATTTAAAAAAGTAAGTTTGTGGAGCGCCCTTGGGCGACAATATTTCGCAAGATTATTGTCGTGAACTGGGGGCGCTTCACTTTTTTTAAAAACCCCCGACATTTCTTTAAAACCCCTGCTAAGATGTCATCAAGCAAAGAAAGGACACTAAAATGCTTAATACACAACAGGAAAAAACACTTATTGGAATGATTCCAGCAGATACTGCTGGTGAGGACAGGCGAGCTGCCTATGCCGTTATTACTGGCATTAGAGAGGAAAAAACAGCAGCACAGATTTCTGCATATTATTCTGTTTCAAAAGACTTAGTTGAAAAGTGGTACAAGTTTTTTGCAATTTCCGACATGCCAACACAGGCCAAAGCACGCCGTGGTCGCAAGGGCAAGGACTTGACTGGCTATGTTCGTTCAAATATTGGTAAAACTGTTACACCAAAAGAAGTTGCTGAAACAGTTGGTATTTCTCTTCCAACTTTTTATAATTTCTATAACGCAAACAGAGGGTATTTTAAAAAGGTTAAGCGCGGCGAGTTTGAAATTGTGAACCCAGACGAGCAGAGAAGTCTTTCCAAGTGAAAACAATGTTTCAAGAGTGTCTTGATGTAAAGACAATTTTCTTTAATGATTGGGACTCAGCAGCAAAACACTGCGTTAGTGAAATTTTTAAATTTAATGAACAGTGTGGAAATAGACACTTAATTGATATTGTTAATGACGCTGATAAATACATTATTGAAAATCCGTACTTATTGCCAGCTGCATTATTGAATAATTCTGGGCACTCTGAGTACATTGAATTTTTAAAATCATTAATTGATTACTATATTGAAAGCGGAATGAATGCTATTGATCCAATGGATATGCTTTTTTCTGGTACTGACGAGGAGATTAACAATTCAATTCAGATTCATCAAACTTGGTTTTTATTAGCATCACATTCTTCAATTTCTTTATTCAAAAAATTAATGGAAGATCCAACATACTCTAACTTTATCAATGTCATGATGAATCCAGATATGATTACTGCAACGGTTATTCGCAAGCAGCACGATTATGGTCCGCAGAATATAGCAAAATTTGGAATGTGGGGATTGATTGTAAGGCTTCATGACAAGATTGCAAGACTTGATAATCTTTTGTCAACAAAAAGAAATGGGTTTAATTCTGTTTCTGATGAGACTGTTTATGACACATTAGTTGATATTGTTGGATATTCAACGGTTGCAATGCTTTGGATTAATAATTGGTTTTTATTGCCATTAAAAAAGGATCTCTAATGGGAATGATGATAACTGCTTTAGTTTTTGGTCTCGTTGCTGCTCTTTTGTTAATAACGGTATCGGATAAATGACAACAATTGTTGCAATACAGGGAGATAACTATTGTGTAGTAGGTACGGATTCAAGGGTCTCATCTTTTGATGAGACTGGCATGGCTTACCAGATTACTACCCTTGGCACTGGTTCTTGTAAAATTGCACATAATGGTAAATATTTGCTGGGAGCTGCTGGCGATGTGAGAGCGATTAATATTCTTCACCATGCTTTTGCTCCACCAACTCCGCCTGCAAAGACAAATGGCTCCGCTCTAGACGAGTTTATAACAACAAAATTTATCCCAGCACTACAGGTTTGTTTTGAAAACACTGGCTACGCAATGCCAGATCTTGCAGAGGATAAAACACACATGTCAGAACAGTCTTCAACGATACTTGTTGCAGTAAATGGTGTTGTGTATATTATTGATGGCGATTATTCTTGGACATCAGATAGAACAGGAATATATGCTATTGGAACTGGGTCGTCATATGCGCTTGGTGCAATCCAAGCATTAGTTGGTGGAAAACAATTAACAATCCAGAAGGCAAAAACGATTGTAAATAAATCGTTATCAATTACATCTAAATTTGATCCGTATACTGGTGCGCCTTTCCAATCTTTTGTACAGGAGCAGTAATGGCAGTTTATGATTATAAATGTGTTAATGGTCATACCTACACAGAATTAAGATCAATTAAAGAAGATCAAAAGAAAACTCATTGTGAATACTGTGGAGAAGAGTTAAAACAAATATACTCGGCACCACTTATGCAACTTAAAGGTGGAGGCTTTTACAAGAATTCAAGATGATGTATACTATATATGACACCCAAGTGTGTCTCGGTGCGCTTCGTGCCGTTATTCTTGGGATCGTTATAGTTACGGCATCTCCCCTGTGTAAAAGCAGGGGTTTTGCTTTTGCCGAATTAGCTCAGTGGTAGAGCAACCGCCTTGTAAGCGGTAGGTCCAGGGTTCAATCCCCTGATTCGGCTCTAAGGAGAAAATATGCCAGAATTAAATGCAAATACACCAGCAATAGAATGTTATGTTAGAGGTAACTATTTAAGGAATCAACAGGATTCTCATAATAAGTACTACCCATGTATGATATTTGGTGTTACATCAATACAGGGACGCTCGCCCTTATTTCATTTTCTAATGGAAGACGGCGGTGTTTGGTGGAGAATGCCGATATCAGCCTTCTGCACAGAGCCTGGGGTGCCAGAGGTGGACATACACGACCTAGTTCTGTGGAACAGCTTTAGTAGCCATATAGCCGTAACAGAATTTCAGGCGATGAAAAACATGAGAATGACATATGTTGCAAGATCTGGCGAGTTTGTGAATGGCAAGTACTTATTTACACTTGACTGGCACGCTCCAGACGATAACCAAATTAATGCTGGATTTAGCCTAAGCCCAGGTCAACATAAGTGCGGTCATGTAATTGTTAGAGATGATGGCAATTTTGCAATCCAGCCAAATAATAGGGTTAGATTATTTGATCCATCTTATACAACAAAGAATGGAAACTTAATTGATCGTTTGATTAATACAAGAATGTGGGATGTGGAGGACGCTGCAAAATGGCGTACCTCTGATGACGACAGATACTTTTATGATGTAGAATAGCCCGCCGAGGAGAGATGGCAGAGCGGACAAATGCACCCGCCTTGAAAGCGGGCAACCGAAAGGTTCGGGGGTTCAAATCCCTCTCTCTCCGCCAAGGTGAGTGCTATACTCGCCAACACGGGGATATCAAGTGGTCTTGATAGCGGAACACCGAATTTCGCTAAATGGGTTCAATTCCCATTATCTCCATCATCTGGTTCTTTCTGACGGGGAAGATTAAATGATGCCGTTTAGATCAGCCAGACCAACCGAATGTAGCGCAGCTTGGTAGCGCATCTGTTTTGGGAACAGAGGGTCGCAGGTTCAAATCCTGCCATTCGGACAATATGACACCTTTGCAATGGTCTTGGATTTTAGCCTTAATGGGTGTATTTGGCATGTATTTTGTTGGGAAGAAGAGATGGGAGGCTTTTGTTTGGTTAATTATAATGGAGTGTTTATGGATTGTCTTCGCTATACAAACACATACATATGGTTTTATTCTCGGATCCCTTGCTTACATTATTGTATATACTAGAAACGCTCGTCTTTGGAAAACTAAATAAATACCCAGATAGCTCAGCTGGCAGAGCTACGGACTGTTAATCCGTTGGTCGTAGGTTCGATCCCTACTCTGGGTGCTATGACATATAATGAATGGTACACAAATAATATAACCCCATCTGAACTTGATAAAATTAAGAAGTCAAGGGAAGAATGGATTAAAAATGCAGAATCATATTCCAAGAAGGCAGCATATGCTGATTTCCGTATAAAGAAGCTGGAAAAACTTTTGGATAAAATGGCCTATACATTAGACCTGTTGGTTGATGATTCTTCTAATAATAGAAATTGGTTCAAAGTAAAGGAGGTGCTGGATGAATATGAGCAATACAGAAGAGACTCTAAAATGGTGGATAATCCAAACAAGCCGTCTTCAGAAAGAAAACAAGGTTCTTCACGAAAAACTCCACGCAGCAAATAATAAATTGCAGGAATACCAAGCCGAGATAAGAAGGCTTGAGCGTAACCAGCAATATTAAAACAATCGGGGATGGTGTAATTGGCAACACGACAGGTTTTGGTCCTGTAGTTCAGGGTTCAAGTCCTTGCCCCCGAACCATCTACTTGCCGTAGCGTAAGATAAATTCATTTAATAAATAAGACATAACTTAGAGTATAAGCGTTATCCTCTTTAAATCATTCCCAGGATGGTTGTGAAAGGGGTAACAACGAGAGCAGGAGTGGCCACGAAAAGATACTATATGTATATATGTATATATGTGTATATCCTCATATCTTTGTGTATTGGATGTGTATCCTTTGTGGCTTACCCGAAAGTTTCCCCAAGTTTTCCCC